AGGAACAACGTCCATCGGCTTCGGGCCGACATCGAGGTCGTACATGGACGCCGTTACGGTCTGCGCCTCGATCTGGACCGACCAGTCCTTTTTCAGGCTCCAGCGCTGGATGCGGAAGCACATCGTGATGACCTGGAACGACAGCCCGGTTCCGCCTGGCGGTGCCGGAGACGTCGTGATAGTGGAGCCATCGCTGGCAACGGCGGTGATCGTCACTTGAGAGCCGCCGATCAGGATCACCTTGTTGACCAGTTCCGAATCTCCGGTCGTGGTCCCCGCATAGGTCCAGGGGTCGCCGCTCACCCACGTGGCCGTGCTGCCAGCGACGTTGCAAGTGCCGTGGAGGCCCGGAATGTCGGGGTGCGTCATCGATACGACTTGCCCGACTTCGTTACCGAGGCCCAGCAGAGTGGTCTGCCATGCAGCAGTGCGCGCGTCGCGCCATTCCGCAGGAGTCACGCCGCCGACCTCTTCGCGTGTGCGGGTGGCCCCGATCCGAAGTGCCTGACTCAGGGTGGAACACCCCACCGAATGCATCTGTGTCGTGAGCGGAGATCCCGCGCGGCCATAATATGCGGCGTGGCTCTTGTCGCAATACTCCGCCGTGTTCGCCTGGTACTGATAGGCGACATCCGCGAATGAGATCACGAGGTGCTCGAAGCCAGACTGAATCGGCGTGAGGCGTAGGCTTTGGAACAGAGAGTTGGCGAGCGTGTAGGCATCCGCCGCGCTGGCGTTGATCCGGCACCCGAGTTTCAGTTGTCCGAATTCCCAGGTGTAGAAGCCGAGGCAGCAGTTGAGCACTTCGGTGAGCCAGTCGCGGAACGGTTTCTGGCTGCTGAGGATGCCCTGAAACTGGAACTGCGTCTCGGTCCCGCCGCCGAGGATTGCCGCCACAGTGTCTGCGGCGATCTCGGCCGCGCCGCTTCCGTCGCCCACAATCAGCGACGGCAGCACGAACGTGGCAAGTTGGGCGGACGACGAGGGGCCTGATCCGCCTGCGGGATTTGAGCCTGTGGACGGGTCACCGTAAAGGCCCATCGCGCGCAGCAGCATGTTCACTGCAATCCAGAACGGATTGATCAGTCCCCTGACCGCCGTTCGGTTGCCGCTTTGATCCCACGTCCAGCCCCACATCCCGTAGTCAATCGGAACGGTCATCTGGTGCTGGTCGGGAGTGCTTGGCTGAATCGTGGTGGACTTGACGATGCGGATCTCGCACGCAGCCGTGCCCGCTGCATAGACGTTTGGCTCCCAGACCTGCGGCGATCCTTGCCCGAGCGAAAAGTAATCGTTGGTGGAAACCGCTGGGTCGCTGCCGTAGACGTACCGAAGGCCGTATCCAGGCTGGTATTTCGTGATGTTCAGGTTGCCATTGACCTGAAGACCCTGCCAGAGATAGCCATCGACCATCGGAGCCACCACGTACCGGTAGCCGTCGGCATTCGTGACGACCATCGACGCCGTGAATCCGCCAAGAGGCCCGGCTCCGAGAATGCCGAGCGAGTCTGCATAGCCGGATTCATCGCGATAGTCCACCATCATCGCGGTTGCCAGGTACGCGAAGAGCGGATTGCCGCCGCTGTTGCACCAGATCTCCGGGAGCGCCAGCCCCCAGACCGTGTCCGAGATGATCGACGTGGCGGTGACGGTGTTGCGGCCGAAGCCGAGAAAGCCGGTGGAATCGTCTTTGATGACGACGCCCTGGGGATCGGCCTGATGCCCGCCGAAGTATGGCGACATGCCATGCACCTGGCAGCCGTTCGCCGATTCGAGGTAGTAGTCGCAGCTCGTGGGATCGCCGCCCGCCGCCGTCACCGCCGCGCTGCTATGGCCTCGTGTGGCCCACGGGCAGTTGACGCCGTCGTTGTACGTCTTCCAGCACTGGCGGCTCACCTGCCGCTCCGGGTACTGGTTCATGATCTGGAAGAAGCCGTCGGAGCACGTCACCGGGAAGACGGGTGTCCCGTCGCTAGTGAAGTTCTGGATGACGCCCTTCCACAGTTGCAGCAGAATCCCGGAGTTGACGTGGAAAAGGCAGAGGTCGATCTCGGCGTACTTCAGGTCCGTGTCGTTGGCGAGTTGCGTCATCACGCGGTCGCCATTGGCAAAGGTGAAGCGAACGTTGTCCGAGGTACCCTTGATGTCCTGCGAGATCAGGACGTCGGAACCCGGCTCGCCGATTGAGATCAGGCGCGGCAGGTAGAGTTGGCCGCCCACCGTAACGCGCCTGTCGGAGAGGTAGATATCCGGCACCGCGGATTCCCGCACTCGGATATGGAGCAACGGGACGATTTGCTGGACTTCGGACAGCAGCGCCGTCGAAAGCGTGCTCGACGGGAACCGCGTGCAGGTGGAACTGATCGTATAGGAGGGTGCTGTTGTCGGATCGACGACCTCGATAAGGTTCAATCCGACCTGCACCGCATTGCGCAGGTACTCGAACGAGACCGGCACCTGCTCGAACGTCACGAGCACGCTGCTGGTCGTTCCGTCGGGGTTGGGGACGGTGTAGGTGAACGCCTTCCACGGCCCCTGCATCGACTCCCAGAACGCCTTAAGCTGGTTGGCTTCCGTCCAGCCGAGGTTCGGGCGTTTGAACTGGAACTTGCGGGGGCCGATGCCGACGTAATACCGCTGCTCCTGCTTGGCGTCGAGGCTGCCGAAGCGGTGGACGATCACCGGGCGTTCGACGGAGAAGCCGAATGGGTACTGTGTCGTGAGCGGAAATGTCTGGCCGGAGTTAGTCACCGTGGGGACGGTGATGCGACCGATAGTGTCGGACATGGGGGTGGGTTAAAAGCCGCGTGAGGCGCGCAAATACTTGGAACGGGCGGGAATCAGAATGCCGGGAGCGCCCTCGGGGCCTCCGTTGCGCGTGGCAAACTCTCCAGAACCGGGTTCACCGGCCCCGTGATACGTCCGAATGCCATCCCTTGGCTTCCCACAGCGCCGTTTCTGGACGACAAGGCGTTCACTGAGGCTCGCTCTGTGCCAGGCTATCCGGCTGCGGAGGTCTCTCGCTTCAGAGCGATTAAACGTAGCGAATGGCTGATATCCTGTACATTCGACGCCAAGCACCGCTGCCCGTAACGAAAAAGATGCCGAGGTCTCCAATGGTTCCCGACGCCTTCACCGAACAATTGTTATTCGCCGCAGATTCAGGAGATCTGGATCGTCTAAGGCGTATGGTAGACGAGAGTGGAACCGCCGATGCGACGTCAGCCTTGCAGATGGCGTTCCTTGCGTCTAAGACCGAATTGTCCCGTTACGTGCTCGCTGCGGCTGGCGCGCTACCTGATGCGGTCGAGGTCAATCTTCCGCTCATACGCTACGCGTCCGCGCGTGCGCTCATCACGTTTGGTGCGGCGTTGACGAGTGCTGAGGATAATCCTGCGGTTCACCACGATATCGAGATCAACATTTCCGGCGGTGTTTTACAGACTGTCGTAGTACACAAGACGCCAGCGCCCGCCGGTCACGACAAGGAGGCTAGAAGCATCTGGCCAAATGTATGTGTCGCCGTACCGATGATCGATCCGATTATGAGGATAGCCGCTGAGGCGAGTATTTTTCAGATCTGCCAGAACGCAATCACTGCGCCTGCCGTGCTGGCTGCCAACCTCGTTGTGGCGGCGGCCTTCTTCCCTAACGTTGAATTAGGAGTACCTGCCGGTTGGGCGGCAGCGGGTATTGGCTCAGCAGGGTGTTTCATCTTCGCGGGTGTGGTACCCAAAATTGGGGGAGCAGCGGGTGGAGTGCTGTGCAACCTGCTCATGGATCACCGAGCAAGAGCGGGCGGTGAGTTGCCTGGCGTCGGAACAATGACGTTACCCGTCCCAGGCTCATATCAGAATTCTTCTGCCGACGTTCGCGCTTGGCAGCAGCACGGAGAGCGTATCAATTTCCTTCGGAACAACCTCGAATCTCGGCGTGATGAGCAGTATCGGGCCCTCGGCGAACAACAGCAGCGTGAATGGAACCAGAGTGCTGAACAGATGCGAGACCAGCAGCGGCTTAAGAGCCTCCTTCGGGGGGATCTGGCTAGGCGGGGATCAACTTGGAGCGAATTCCAAAGTAACCGCTATGTCGGAATTAGCAGGCAATCCACTGACATTGTCAAGAAAAACCAAGAGCGTTATAAAGATATTTCCGAGCACAACCTGGGTGTCGCGCGACAAATGAATGCCCTGAAAAACTGGGCTGTCGAGGCCGGTGAAGCGTTTGACAATAATGTTCGGAGCGGAGCGAACATCGCCCCAACGTTCCCCAGCGAGGTCGACTTCGGAACTGGGAGAAGGAACGGCGGAGCCTTAGGGGACCCCAATTCTCCATACGACAAGAACTCGTCTCCTTGGGGACGTTGCGCCGGTGTCACGACGCTTTGTTTCGATGCGAATGATCCAGGACATTTACAACTATATGGTCTATCGATGGAAGATTCGGTGGCGGAAGTGGGCAATTCACAGAGATGGCGCGAGTTCGTAATTGAGCTTAAGCGTGAAGAGCATCCTGGCAAGCCAAGCGCTGTTGGAGCCAAGTATGACTATCGAGTTAGCTTCACGCCTTGGCCAACCAAAGTCATTAATGTGCCCGATCCTCACATCGGAACGCACGCTGTAGCTTATTGTACGCCGACCATCAAAAACTTCGCCCTTGCGGTGCGCAACGTTGGTGCCACGCGGCGCAAGCTTTCGTATTATGGCTGCGGGAAGTTAATAGAACGGGTACTGTGGCAAAATGGGGAAGCTCTTCAGACTGTAGTCGACCCTGGAGCCTCAGTCTCCCTGAACGTGGAACTCGTAGATCTATTCAACCCCTCGCACCAGGAGCTCAACTTTCTCTGTATCCTGGCCGACGAACAACCCGCAGCAAACTTAACGTTGGATTATCACTGCTTGGAAGCAACGAAGGCCGTGGAGTTGTCGTCCGGCACCAAGCCGAGTACAGATGGCGAGAGCTGGAGCCCGAACTATCTGTTGTCAACCGGCCAAGCGCCACTTGGTTACCTCGTGGGATCGGCCGAGTTTTGGCTGACAGGCGACCGACGCTGCGGGGAGTGGGCGACTTGTTCAGCGCTAAGCAAGAACTCGAAGGATGTGTGTTACGCATTCAGCTTGCAGGGTCACAACGAATCAGGTGTGCAGGACAAGGTGAGGTATAGCGAGGGCCATCTCCGTGTCATATACCGATTGGGCGACGCAAGTGTACAACTGACTTGAGAAATCTCCGGAAGCACTATCCTGCTCCGAATGCTTCGAGCCAGCCTGTACATGGCCCTCCATTTCGTAAACGCCGAACAATAACCGAACAAAACCGAACACTATTCGGCGGATTCTGGCCCATCCCCTATTGGCACAACGCTCCGAGCCAAAAGTTCGGATGTGGGACTTGTGCTATCGCTACGCCACCTCCACAAGTTCCAATCCCTGAACATTCGTCCGCGCGATGTCCGTCGCCTGCGCCCAGTTCCCTCTGAACACCACCGTGGCGCGGCCTTGCGTGTTGCTGCCCGTGGGATCGTAGTTGCTGCCAATCTGCTGGCCGGACGTGACATCGAAGGGGTTGTAGAAGACGAACGGCGTCAGACCGCCGTTTTGTGAAACCCAGAAGCTGTACAGCGCGGACAGCAGCGACGAACTCAGTCGTTTGCTGAGATGGAACGTTCGCCGCGAAGTCTGCGCAAGCTGCGACCGCTGAATCGTGCCGTCGTGAAACTGATTCTGGAGTTGAGCGTACTCGCGCAACTCCGTGAACGCGGTACACAGCGAGGCTGGCATCACCCCGTTTGGCGTGGACCCGATGAGATTGCCCGGCATGATCACGCCACCGTCAATCCAGGTACCTGCATGTTGGCCGACTGCTGCGTGCGCCCGTAACTCGAATACTGAGCGGCCATTGCCTGATCCGTCACGAACTGCGGCGTCACGAACTGGCCGGTCATAAAGTTCGCGGCGTCGCTGCCGCTGACGTTCATCGAAAGGTACGTCGCGCCGGTGCCGCCCGAGGTGTTCGGGCCTCCGGGCGTCGGGTACGTCCCCGATGCGATCCCGCCGAGCGTCGGGATGTTCGAGGCGTAGGTGTGAGCCTGTCCGTCCTGGTAGCTGGCCTGCTGATAGAGGTTGCCTCCCTGCTCCACCAGGCTCCCCGCGTGGGGCGTCGTGGCCGACAGCGGCATCTTCTGGCCCGTCGCTTCCGAATAGAGCATCACCAACTGGCGCACGCTCGGCGACCGCACAGCCACCGCGATATCGCCGCCGAACTGCGACTGCGCGATCTGAACCACCTGCTTGATCGTGCCGCTGTTCTGCGGGATGTCCACGCCGTAGATGCTCTTGATGTCGTCATGCGCCTTCCTCGGCGGCGACTCTATGCCCAGAAGCTTTTCAGTCATTCCGGCAGTGAACCCCGCAGCCGCTCCAATCGCGGCACCCCACGGCCCGCCGATCTGCTCTCCGATCAAGGCGCCTCCCGCTGTATCTTCAAGCGAGCCGGTCCACGTGCCGCGCTGCGATCCGAACAGGCCGCTGGTCGCGAGCATCATCCCGGCGGCACCGGCTGCGGGGGACTTCGCGACGCCCTGTACGCCGCCCCAGAAGTTACTTTCGGAAGCGTTCCAGGCGTCCTGATTCCAGACCGTGCCCTTCAGATTCGAGAGCGCCTTCGTGACGCCGCCCTTGCCGAACAGGCTGTACAGACCCGACGTGCCGCCCTTGGAACCCGAACCAAGAATCGCTGCAAGCGGGTTCATGCCGCCTCCGGCGTGCGTGCTCATCGGCAGACTCATCATGTCGCCCACACTTGGGGTTGAGGCCGAAGCCGACCCGCCCGTGACGATTGACGGAAGCGATACCTCGCTGTGACCGGAGAGGACCGGGATGCTCACGCCGGTGGACCCGGATACGGACGCGGGTGACGAGATCGACGGAACGGAGACGCCGGGTAGCCCGGCGGTTCCCCCGGCTACGGACGGAGCCGCGATCCCCATACCTGCGGCGAGGATCGCTGTCAAGCTCGCCATCACGGCGCTATTCTGCATGGTCGCAGCCGTGTTCATGTCCGTGGAAGCGCGTACCGGGTCCTTCGATGCCCCGCGCAGCAAGCCGTTGATGCCACTCTTTCCGTCCGCCCCGTAGATGATCGGATGTAGCACGTTCGCCGCTGCGCCGCTCAGCGTTTCGGTTATGGGCTTCAGTACCGCGGAGTGGATCGTGCTCAGCAGGTCCTTGCCGAATTTCGCAGGCTTGGTGAACAGAACGTCAATCAGCTTCTCTGCCTGTTTCTGCAAGCCGTCGAACTGCGACTGCAACTCCTGTTCGCGCTTCTGCTGCATCTGCGCCTGCTTTTCGTCGAACTGATCCTGTGCTTGCGCAAGTGCAGTGTACAGATCCTTCTGCGCCTGCGCTGCCATTACTGTTCGCTTCGCCGCGTTCTCTTCTTTGGAAATCCGCGCCGCCTCGATCTCGGCTAACTGGACGGCCAGATCGATTTTGGTCTCATACGCCTGCCGTGCTGCCGCCTCTTCCTTTCGAGCCAATTCCCGTTGTCGTTGCGCCTGAGACATCGCTGCCGGGGTATCCGTGCCGGAGGTCAGTTCGGCCATGCGCGTCGCTCCGGCCGCGCGCCGCTTCAGTTCCTCGCGTTGCGCATCGACGCCGATGTCTTCGATCCGTTCCTGCGCCGCGAAGCCCTCTTCCCACTCCTTCATCTGCTCTTTCGAGGGCATCATGAGGGCGATCATCTTTTGCCGCTGTTCGGCATCGTGCTTCGCGGCGTACTTCTCAAACTCCTCATCGTTCTTCTTGTACAGGACATCCGCCTGCTGGTCCGCCGACTTCCGAATCGCAGCCACTTGAGACTCCGAGGCCTTCACCTTCTCGGCCTGCTTCAAAAGCTGGTCGCGCTGATAGTAGATTTTCTCGATGGCGGTTAGCTCGGCTTCATCGCCCTTCTTCTCGAATTCGGCCGCTTGCCGGTCCCACTCGTTTAGCTCCTTCGCGGCCTCTGTGCGGGCTTTGATGTTCGCGATGGTCTGGCGTTCCTCGCCAATCTGTTTCAGAATCGGCGCGTTCACCGATGGCATGACGCCGGTCTTCAGTTGCGATTCAAGGTCGGCGAGTTTCTTCTCCGCTGTCTCCAACTGCTTACCGTTCTCGGTCGCGGCTTTCGCTGCCGCGACCATTTGATCGTTGCGCGCAATGGCTGCTTGTTCGTCGGAGTGAGCCTTGCGGGACATTGACGCGCCATACCCCCAGCCTTCCGTCTCTCCCATCTCGATGTCGGTAGCCGTCGGTTTGCCGCCGAACAGCTTCTGCCCGAGGATCTTCCCTGGCAGCGTCATCATCTCCGAGGCAATGCCCAGCCATTTGAACGTGACGGAAACCGTAGCAGCCAGCGGCTCTTTAATGCTGCGGGTGAACCGTTCCCAGGCCATCTCGACTTCGGTCACTTCGCGCTGGTAATCCGTGAAGCGCTTTACATCGTCTTCGCTCGGGCCGTATCCCTTTCGGCGCGCGATATCGAGATTTTCGGTAAGTTCCGCGATGACCGGGACCGCCTCCACGCCCGCGCGTTTGAAAAGCGCAAGTGCGGCCGCGTCGCGCTCAAATCCGGCAGGCAGGCGATTCAGACCCTCCGCGATCTCCTCCAGTACCTGCGCCGTCGGCTTCAGCGCGCCCGTGTGCGCGTCCACCATGGTGACGCCGATCCGCTGCAAGGTAGTGCGCGCTTTCTCGCCTTCCTTCGACGTATCGTCGGCGGCCTCTGACAGCCCGCGCATCATCCGCTCGAAGATCGTGGTGTCCTGGCCCGCCGCGCGCGCCGCAAAGCCAAACTGACCGACCTCCTTCGCGGTCAGGCCCGTCCGCAATTCCACATCCCTGATTCGCACCCCGTATTCGCCGAGGCTTTTGGCTGCCTCGAACCCGGCGAGTGCAATGCCGGTGAGAACAGTGACGCCGGCCGCAATCGCGCCACCGAAGGGTCCCATGGCGGTCAAGAGGCTGGTGACCGCGCTCTTCGCGCCCGCGAGCGGGCTTTCGATGAACTGCTTGATCTTCTCGCCGAACCCTTCGAACTTCGCCTCCGACTCGATCTTCTTCTGCTCGGCGACCATCTTTTCGTAGGATTTGGTGATCGCGTCGATGGCCTGCGGCTCGCGGCTGTATCGCTGGAGAAGCTGGTCACGCTGACTGATCAGCTTGTCCACACCGCTCTTGCCGTAGGTCTCGGCCTGCTTTTCGAGAGAGGCGACGAGGCGCTGGACGCTGGTTCGGGTTTGATCCGAAATGCGGATCACCTTGCCGTGGGAAGACTCGGACTTTTTCTCGAAACTGTCGAGCGCGGTGTTGGCGCGTCCGACCGCTTCGAGTACCGGCGTCTCTTCGGCTTCGAGGATTACGCGCTCTGCCTGGTCTGCCATTTCACGCTGCCTTGAGCATCACGATGGGACGAGCCTGAAACGCCGAGAGGACGGCCTCGCGGTCATGCTGCGATACACCCCACTGGCGTTCGCGGCGGTTGTTGTAGAAAGCGATCTGCGAAGCCGTCTGGCTCCGGCCCGGAAGGGATTCGTCGAGAAAGCCGATGGCCGCGCGGTTTTCGTTCGCAGTCAGGACCTTGAGGCAGCGCAGGGTGTGCCCGTTCCACGTCCAGTCGCGGACGGGCCGGAGACCGCGCGCAGCCTTGTAGTCGGGATAGCCGCGACGGCCCGCCTGGCCTGGCTTCAGAGGCGCAGCCGCCTGGTCGTAGATGTTCTGACCGCTCTGGATGCGTGCGCGGATCGAATCCGCCAGCACCTGCCCGAAGCCCTGCATCTCGTTCGCAGTGTACGGCGAATAAACGAAGCGAGCGCTTTTGATGACGGTTTGGAATCTGGCCATGAGACGATCTGCGAACAGCAGCGCTGCGGACAATTTGGTGGTCAGTTGGGGACTCCAACGCGGGCGTTCCACGACCACATGACTCCGTTACCTCCCGCTACGCCGCAGTTCGACTCGAGTGCAGGACGATACGTCTTTGATATCATCATTCGACAGCACTGGAGCACTATGCCTGACCAAACGCTATTGGACCAGCGGATGAAGCGGCGCTTGGATTCTGAAAAGCAATTTGAGCTAGAGCAGCTTTTCAGTGAACTGCGCGGCGAGGAGTATCCTGATCCGGACGCGGAATACGATTTCATCATAAGTTCAGCCGGTGATCACGGCAAGTCGGCTTGCGGTGCCTTTGCTGGGGCGCTCTGGCTTGTAGATCACGCGACCGTTTTCTTGCAGGCTCTAAGGCAGCATCAAACCACCAAGCCAGTGAAGCCCGGCGAGGTCTTGGGTGCATCTGCCGCAATTATGAAGGCCCTCGCGGAAGAAATCGATCTCCCTGAAGATGACGAAACTCTCCAGGTTGTATCGGGCATTCTAGCGGGTTTAGGAGTGGCTATTTCCACAGGTATGGCGTCGCCCGAGTGGGAGGACGAACAGCGTAAGAAGATCGAGTCGTTCGCCGAGCAAGCATCGTTCGCATTTAGTGGCACCGGCAATGAACTTCTTGTTTTGCCGTGGGCGCTAGAAGTTGAGAGATCGCCAAGCCTATCTCCTCTCGAAGATCGCGTCCGGTCGCTTCGACGAGTAATACCAGATAACGTGCGCTCGCATCCCATAGGAGCCGGGGAACTCAATATGTGGGCGTACTTCTTGTTGCTTATTGGAAGATGGAAGGCGGCGACGGCTATGGCCGTCGTAGCAACCGAAATGAAAGTCACTTCAGCAGGCCTCGATACCTTGGGTTGGGCTCATTTTTTTGAAGGGAATATCGACAAATCAATCGAAATTCTTTCCAAAGCGATGAAAATGCATGAGGCGGCACTCGGCACCCCAAAGTGGCAAAGAGAGATCTGGAGCGAATGGGCAGAGGCGGGTTACCACAAGTGCTATGTTCTGTTCCGCTCCGGGCGTTGCGCCGAAGCGACCGGAGTGCTTCAACGACTGACTGCTTACGCGCCAGATTCATTCTGGACTGATAAGGCTAAGACGCTGGAAGGCTTGCTCCCTCAGAGTGATGTGGCAACGGAACGAGGTAGCAGGGCCGAAGAGTCATTCGCCTTTGATGTCGCGTTGTCGTTTGCAGGCGAAGACAGATCATACGCGGTCCAGATCGCGGAACGTCTCCAGGCACGAGGAGTCACCGTCTTCTATGACGATTTTCAAAAAGCGGAGTTGTGGGGAAAGAACCTCTACTCGCACCTTAGCGACCTCTATCAGAATAAAGCGCGCTTTTGCGTGATGCTGCTTTCTAAGAACTACAGTGCAAAGCCGTGGCCAACTTTGGAGAGAGAAGCAGCCCAAGCTCGGGCTTTTCAGACCGCAAGAGAATATATTTTGCCCGTTAGGATCGACGGGTCCACAATAGCAGGAGTTCTTCCGACTGTCGGTTATCTTGACTGGCACAAAGAAGGTCCAGACGGAGTAGTGGAAAGTCTCTGTAGAAAGCTATTTACGAAGTAAGTGGCTGAGTCGTTTTCACCTTTTATCGAACTATTATCCTGCGAAAGTCAATGCGTCCGGTGGTCGGCAAAACGGAACTTGCCCGCTACCGAGAACGCCGGTGGCACCCGTCCCCACTAGTGAGCTGCTCCTGTCGCTCGGCCTCGATCAGTTCGAGCACCCGGAATTCCTCCTCGGAGATATCGGCCAGCGTGATGGTCAGGCCGATGTTCTTCGCGCTCAGGAGGCGGAAACATCGTCGCACTAGGCCACCGTTCGGTGTATCCATTGCCTCTTCGAGCAGGTTCTTCGGGCACCCCGGCCCATGACCGACGTCGATGGCCTTCCAGTCCGCACCGCAGGCGGGGCAGCCGTCCAACTCCGTCTGCGCCGAGTAGCTGCATCGGCGGCAGCGAAAGACGCGGTCAGGGCACTCTTCGTCAAGGCCGCACAGCGCACCCTGATGCAACACCGACCGGATCAGAAAGCGAACGCCCGGGTCTTCCGGCCAGTCGCCGGGCGCGCCTATTCCGGGTCTTCATCTGCCTCGATGGCCAGTTGCGCGATGACCTCGGACACCGCCGCCGACTTGTGAACAATAGGCACCGCACCGGTGTAGCCGTCGTGCGAGATGTGGAGCTTATCGTAGAGCGCACCGCTCGGCTCCAGAAACGCCCGCGTCTCAATCGACCGCCGCGCAGCCACGACACTGGTCGAAGCGCGCTCGTGGTCCTGCATCTCTTTCGCGGTCGGCATCCGCAGCACATGAACCACGCGCGCGCCGGGAACCTTCATCTCGATCCGATAGTTGATCCCTTCGCGCTCGACGTTCGCCACGGCGCACCGCTCGATGCGGCCGATCACCATGCCAGCCTCGGCATCATCGAACTCAGGTCCGTCCTTGTCGGTGCGGATCTTGGCGAACAGTTCCGCGTTGATCTTCGGCAGGCCCAGATCCTCGCTCTGCGACTTCCCGCGCCCGAGGAAGTGCCGCACGGTGCGTTGCGCCCGCGCCCAACCGCACCACTCCTCATCGGAAGGGAATCGGACCTCGCAACTCTTCTCGCCGCCCGAAAGGATCGGCACCACCAGCAGCTTCGCCGCGTCAAAAACAGGCTTCGTCGTCTCTTCCATCGCGTCCTCCTTACTGGCAGATGTGGCCAGTCGTGCTCAAAATCACGGCACTGAAGATGCCGTTCGTGTTGTTGTACATCGGCTCGCCGGTCACCGAGACCGTCACGATGCCGTCCACATCCCCGATTTCCACTACCTTGAAGGCCATCTGTTGCCACGTCCCGGTGAAGGTGTCGTTGGAGCCGTACGTCAGGCCCACAACGGCGGTACCCGTGGTCAGCGCGAGCAGCGTGGCAAGTTCGGTCGAGCCATGCTGATAGCGCGCCACATAGGTGAAGGTGGCCATGCGGTCGCCGATCTCGAAGCGGCCCTGCGTCGCGTAGCCGTCCTGAAGCGTGACACCGGGGAAGAAGCCAGGCCGGAAGTTGTTGTCCCATCCCATGTCGAGCGAAACGAAGTTCTTGCTGGCCACGTAATCGACGCCGTTGATCGTCAGCGTGAGGCTGGGCGATTGCATTTCGTGCCAGGTCATCGGTGCGGGCATCGTGACGGCGCTCGGCGTCGTGTAAAGCCCGCTGTGCACCAGGTCTTCGGTGACGACCGCGCTCAGGCGTCCCGGACCCTGCTTGATGGCCAGCTTCCAGCCCTTCACCGCGCAGCCGGTGAAGAGTTGATCGAGCACCGCCGAGCCGCCCGGGCGGATCTGCTGCACAAACTGGAAGTAGGGAAGCTCCAGCCCTGTGGAGTTCGTCGCCGGATTGATGGGCGTGATGGTATACGTGTACGGTGCGGCCGAGCCGGTCACCACGACGCTGCCGAGACCGAAGCCCAGCGCATGCGCGAGGATCTCGCTCGAAGCGGGGCGCTCGACCGTATACGAGCCGTTGTCGTAATGCGACTTCCACTGCTGGGTCGGGAACTCGTGGCCCTTGCCGATTTCCGTCCGGTCATCGTCGTTGACGACCTTCTGCGACCACGGCTTCTTGTTGAGGTTCGGCAGACGCCAGTATCCCGGCGTCGTGGGAGTGGTCGAGATGCTCGCCTGGACCGCAAAGCCCAAACCAATAAGTAATTCGTTCAGATTTGGCATTTCACTTTTCCTCTTCCGCCTGCTCTTGCGGTGCCTGTGTGGCCGGTTCGTGGCCGACCGGTTCCTGGAGTCTTACCTGATGCCAGCCAGCTACCATCAACGGGACGAGATCCTTGTTCGGATCGGTCACCACAACCTCTTTCACGTCGCCCGCGGGCGACTCCATGAAGATTTTGATCTGCATTGCTGCCTCTACGGGTTTTGAGATTCGATGAGGTTCGCCCGAACCTCGAAGTATTCGAACGTGGCTCCATCCGCGCTGATCACGACCGTGTTGCGCTGCGCCGAGGGCAGGTAAAAATCCATCGGTTCGCAGTTGGCGTCAACCGGCGTGTGCAGCATGCTGAGACTTCCGCTCGATGGAACGTCGTTGACGAGCCAGTTGAAGATGTCCTCGTAGCCGACGCTCGCACTTTCGGGCGCACGCAGGTACAACGAAAACTCGTGAACGAACACGAGAGCGCTGCCGAGCCTGCCGGGCCGCGTACCCTGCCATGCGATCAGGATCGAACCGGGTGGCATCGAGAGGATTGCCAGCCGGATGTTGTTCTCGGTCTGCTGCCCGAAGACGGTGGCGTTTTCGGTGTAGTACTGGATGCGGCTGCCGTCACCGATCGCCTCGACCAAGTTGGGCAGAGCCTGGAGTGCGGTCACCCACTCGCCGAGGATTGTTTTCGGATTGATCATGGCACCGATGAAAATCGTCTCTGCTGGCTGCCACAGGGTATGAGATCAGTGCAACCGAGATCGAGCAAATCGGGATTCGAGCGCGCTACCCATCGCGTGATCTAATCTCTATTTATGGCAAAGCTTGGCCAGGCGAAACCCAGCGTTCCGGTGTTCGTTAGTTCCACGTTTACCGATATGCAGGAGTATCGGCGCAAGGTGCAAGACGCGTTAACGCAACTGGAAACCATCGTACGGGGCATGGAGCAATTTGGTTCGAAGCCGGGCAGTCCGGTCGAAGAGTGCCTTCGGGTCGTCGGCTCCTGCATGGTCTACCTCGGCATATTTGGAATGAGGTACGGAAGCATTCCTGACGGCCACGAGTCCTCAATGACTCATCTCGAATACGACGAGGCCCAGAAACTGAGCCTGCCGTCCTTAATCTATCTCCTTGACGAAAATCAACCGATTCCCGCGAAAGATGTCGAGACCGGCATCGGGGCGGAAAAGCTTCGGGAGCTAAAAGAGCATCTGAAGAGGCGCCATGTTGTCAGCTTTTACACGACGCCGGAGGACTTGCAGGCACGGATCTTACACGACGTTCCCACCCTGCTTAAGGACCTCGGAGCCGACGTGGCCCCTGCCCCCTCAACTGAGCCTTCCGATGCCGAGTTGCTGGAGCAATTCCTGATTCTTCCCAAGCTATTTCGGAGACGCTCCGTAACTTGTGACTTCGTGAACGACAAGTTCGAGGCGGCACCGGAAGGAACCTGCGAGGCCCTTGACCTCGACATCGGCGCTACGGTGCGCTCCTACAACAAGCCGAGTGGAGCGGGAAGGAATATGTACCTCTACGGCGAGGGAGACATGGCCGTGAGCCTAATGCGGCTTCCAAAGGGAACGAAAGTCCGTGTCCGAGCCGAAACCGCGTTCGGAGTTGAGCAGGACGTTCGATTTCATGACGACGGTACTCTGGTCAGAAAGGACAGCGTCATCGGATTGGTGATAAAAGAAATCCTGGGTACCGATTCGACGATGGCTCAATAGCAGCTTACGCGGCGCGCTGCAACAACGTCAGGGCGATCATCCCGTAGGCATCGGGCTGGCGCACAGTCGTCACCGTGTACTGAGCGCCCCACGCGGTCACCCAGTCGCCCTTGGCCGGTGGGTTCGGGAGATCCGGCGGGTTCACCGAGATCTCTTCGAAGTTCGCTAGCCCGCCCGACTCCTCCCGCACGCGGGCGTGCCGGATTACGGTAATCGTCAATGGAGTGCCCACCGCAGTTCCAGCCTGTACCGCCTGATACACAACTGGCTCTCCGAACGTCTGTTGCATAACGGCGTTCGCCGCTATATCGAGTGAGGACCAGCTGGGCATGGGAGATGAACGGCATCTTCTGGTGAAGCCACCCTTGAGCAGACGTGCGATTTCAGCGATCCCGAATAGTCTCGAAATAACCTCTGATCAGACCTTCAAGTTCCCTTTCGCGTGATCGTCTTCGCGAGTCGACGACAGCGCCAGCAATGCTTCCGGCCAAACCGCCCACCACAACACCGACCGGGGCAGCTGCCACACCGATGAAGGCTCCAACGGCCGCGCCCACCGCAGTGGAGACCACATTTGCCGGGGTGTCCTTAGGCGAGGCCGAAGAAACTGGCACACCTTTTCGATGCCGTTCGGCGAGTTCCCCGTTGAGCTGACACGCGTGGTTTAGCTTCCCGCGAAGATCTATCCACTGCCTATCAGTGATAGACTCTGGCGGCGGCAGCGGGCAAAGAAGGACCGGGATGATCACCTTCTGGCGCTGCACGGCCAGCGCCAGTTCCTTCGAAACGTAATCCGAATCTGCCGTGTCGCAGCACCAGAGGAGTACGAAACGCTTGCACCCGACAATCGCGCTTTCGATCTCTACTGGCCACACCTGACCGGGCGAAAGAGAGTGGGCATCCCAGAAGACTCGGCGCGAATTGACCGTGAGCAACTGAACCAAAGGCTGCACGAGTTCTCTGTCCTTATGGCTATAAGAAATGAAGACATCGTAGTGGCGAGTGGTCGGCATCCGCAGTTTTGACTCGTACTGTTTGATTCTATGCCGGAAGCCCCAAGCGACAGGCAGAGCTTCGGGCCGAAAGCGGTCGGTCGATTTACCCGAGCGTGATGACGCTGTAGTACGCGGTAACGACCAGCGTTCCGTTGCCGGTGGCGAAAGCGGCGGTGCCGTTGGTGATATCGATGCCCGTCGCCGCCGGGGGCTGGTAAGCCGCCGAAGGAGGAGCCAGCACGTTGACGCTCGCGGTGCCGCTGTTCACGGTCGCCGCCGCGAGGTTGCCCGCATGCGGATTGATGCTCGTCCCGTGATACTGGAACGTCACCGCACCGCCGCCGGTGAAATTCGTTCCGCCCGGCTTCGTCTGAATCACAAACTGATCGGGCACCACCACCTGGCCCGCAAGCGGCGCGGGAATGATATTCACCGGCGTGCCGTTCATGGCCTCGATCTGCGCGGCGGTCAATACGACCGTGATCTTCTGCAACAGACCGGGGTCCATGTCGGACGAAGTCACAAGACCGATAGAGCAGAGATTCAATCGCACGCGGACGGTCGCGTCGCCGGTCAGTCCGCCCGGTGCGTTGACGCCACTGGCCTGGCAAAGGTCGGCAACGCCGATCTCACGGTTCCCTGGGGTCGTGGAAGGGGATGCCGGTGGGGCGGATGTGGCCACGAAGTTGACGTTGTCCCAGTAGACTTTGTCGCCGGGATTGAAAGTGCTGCCATCCTTCGCGAGGTCGTAAACTCCCCACGTGACGATCTCCAGCGACGCGCCCGAAGCCGCGCTGAAGACCGCGACGCCGAAAAGATTTCCAGCAAGAACGCCCTGCCCGGTAACGACGGTGTAGGGCGCGGTGACGGTGAGGGTCTCCCCCCGATGTACATAGTTCTGCATGATCTGTTCTCCTTTTTCCTGTTGACCTTTCTATGCGCCCGCGCTCTTTTGCAGGCCGCGATAATCGATTGCCGCCGCGCCGAAGTCCATGCGCGCTTTGATCTCGACGCCGTCCACTTCGAAGCCCTGTCGGGTCTCGATGTACACGCCCTGCTGGCCTTCGAGGTAGCAGTATTCCAGCGTGTCGATCAGCGCCGGATCAGTGAACAGGAACCAGTTGGTCGCAGTGCCGGTCGAGTTGTCGAGACGCGGCTCCACAACCGGAACCAGCGAACGGACCCACTCGGGCACCACCTTCGTCTGGTCCGACGAGGCGATGTTGATCGGGTAGATCAACTGCAGGGCGTAGGTCTCAAGCGACGGAGGCACAGCCATGAAGCGCGGCACCAGATCGAGCGGTGTTCCCTGCGGAGCCTTCTGGAGCCGCATCTGCACGCGGGCTTTGGCCAGCGCGGTCAGCGGAGCGGAACTACCCACGGTGGGATCGATGCTGCTGGCCACACCGCTGAGCAGGTTGCTGTGAGCGGTATGGAAGATCGCCTTGCCGTCGAGAGTCATGACCGGGTTGCTGGTTATGAGTCCCCAGACGGTGTTCGATTCGAGTTGTGCGGCCGCCACGCCCAGAATCGCGGGGATGCGCGTCATGGCCTGGAGATCGTCGTTGATGATGACCTTGCGCGTGATGGCCACGACCTCGCCGAACGTCTGGAGCGAGTAGTTCGTGTTCATGTCGGTGAGGTTCGCGCGGTGGTACTCGCCCTTTTCGTTCAACTGCTGAAGGGCCGGCGCATCGCTCAACTGGACACGATTGATCGGCTTGAAGTCGGGAGCGGTCACCTGGCGGCAGAAGGGCTGGAAGGTGCGCGGATAGGACTCGTAAGCCTGCCGCAGCGTCTTGTTGGCGACGTTGGCGAGGATTGCCGGGAAGTCTGATGTCGATTCAGCGCCGCCGCCGAAGTATTCGGCTCCGCGGCTCGGAGCCTGCAACGCCAGTTCGGCGATCCGGTTCTTGTTCATGCCCCGGTGGTTGATGCCCCGAATTTCGAGGGACTCGCGGGCCATCTCCATGAGCGACAAGCCCACGTACTCGCGTCCCATCTCTTCGGCGCGCCGCTGATTTTCCGCGCCGCATCCGTTCAGCAGTTCTCCGGTCTTCGGATGCTTTGCCAGGAAGAACTTCGGATCGTGCCGCAGCAGCATGGCGTTCTGCATTGCAGCCAGCCGGGTCTCCCCGCCATCGCGGGTGATGCTCAACTCGCTGCGAATGGGCCGGTCTTCGCCGCCCGTGGTTTGCTGACCCTTTGCACTCAGCGCCGCGAAGGCCTCGACGCTGAACTGGTCTGCCGTCTTGCCGTCGGAGATTGCTTTGCGGACAAAGTCATCTCCAAGAATCGATTTGAAGCGAGTGGCGCGGTGTTCGATTTCAACAATGCGCTCTCGCTCCAGCTTCACCGCCTCGCCGCGCGCTGCGACGAGTGCCTGTTCGTTCACACGGGCCTCTGCGCCCGCCGTCTGTGTAGTGCTTTCTGCCATGGCAGGTTTCTCCTTATGTGGGCTTGAGGCCCGTGCTGCTTGCCCGTCGGTCTTTGTGGACAAAGGCTCGGCGGACAAAAACGTTGTGTTGAAATCGGCGGGGACCGGAACGACGGATATCTCGAACGGCTCCCAATCGGTCGCCGTGAACATGCCGATCTCGTTCGGGTTGCCGTACGGTGGCTTGCCTTCCGTCTGAGCCTGTACCGTCGTCTTCTCGCGGTTGTAAATCCACGCTCCGAAGCTCAGGTTCTGCACGATCCCGCTCGATACCTTGCGGAACAACTCCGCGCCGTCCTCGTCGCCGAGATCGAACTTCAGCGTGGCCATCCCATTCGAACCGTCCGCCCACGCCTTGTTCACGACGCCGACCTGGGCCTTGGTGCCAGCCTTCCCGGCGACCACGGACTTGTAGTCGTCGCCGGTGAAGTGGGTATCGAAGACGGGTGCGCCCGCATTCAGACGGTCGAGGCGCGCCCCGCCCATGTCGAGCGTGAGCATGTACGGATCGCCGGTGTCGGGGTCTTTCCTCGGAACCTGCGCGCCCGTGTACCAGACGACGTCAATCGTGCCGTCCTTCTCGTTGGCCGTGCTGGCGACAGGCTTTGCATCGGACGCGGCGAAAAACTCAAGCGCCTGATTTGCTTTCATGTTTGAACCTCTTTTCTACGAGCGGAAAATTCGTGAAGGAGAATCCCAGGACCGCGAAGCGGGCGTCCCCGAGAACAACTCCGCGATAGCTTCGGCATCCGCATTCGAAACGGCGGGCATCTTCGAACCGGGCATAGTCGGCTTCGAACTCGGCGTGCGCTCGTCGCTTGCGGCAGGCTGTTCCTGGCCGCGATCCGTCACGTTGCGCGGGTCGCAATCCAGAATGATTTCGAGCTTGTCGAGAATCTTGTTGACGCGCGCGATCTTCTGCAACCGCTCTTCCGGGTCGTATCCGTTGCGCGAGATCGCCTCGAACAGATCGAGCGTCCCGGTACGGATCATCTTCAGTTCCGCGGCCGCGTCCTTCACCGGATCGACGCTCTCGAACTTCGGCGCGGTCCACTGCACCGCATGAACGGCGACCTTCGGATCGTCGAGCGCCTTCTGCGGAATCTTCCCCTGAAGGATCAACGTATCCACGAAGCGACGCCACACGGGCATGCAGAACAACGGGATCAGCGTGAGCCAGCGGTAAGCCTCCACCGTGTTGCGGAACCCGAGCATGCCGCCGCGCCACGAGGAGTAATTCACCTGCGACATATCGCCGGTGCCGAGCTCGTAGGGTAGGCCGATGCCTGCCATAATTCCCTGCAACTCGGTCATCTTGTACTCGCGGTAACCGCCCGCCGCCGGAGGATTGTTGAACTTGATTTCCTGTCCCGGCTTCAGGTACTCGACCATCCCCGGCTGAAACGTTTCGACGGGCGCTCTCGTGACCGGGTCGGTACCGGAAATGCCGAGCGGATCGCCCTCGATGCCTTCCGGCTGCTGCACGAACGCGGTGACGCACGCCTCTACCTTCTTGCGCACGCGCTCCGCGTCGCAGTAATCGTCGAGGTCTCGGAGCGCCATCATAACGGGCGAGAGCCACGGAACGCCTCGCACCTGGCCGGGCCGGAGCACGCGATAGACGTGCATGATCTGATCGGCCGGCACGGGCTGGCTGATGATTCCGCCGCGCGGATTCAGGATCAGCACGCCACCCGGGTGATAACTGAACAGCCAATAGGCGGCGCGACGTCCCATCTCGTCGAACTGCACGCCCTCCATCACGTGGCCGTTGACCAGCCCCATCGTTCGGGACTGGTCTAAGAAATCTGCCTCCAGCATTTGAAGCTGTAGAGGAACGCGCAGATTAGAGGCGGCCAGACGCGGGCGAAACCGTACGAGCGCTTCGCCGCTTTCCGCCATCGTGCGAACGGCCAGCGTTTGCATCCCAAAGAAGTCCAGGCGCTGCGGCGTGTCGCAGGCATCCGCGAAGAAAGGCCACTCGGCGTCGATGATCTTGTCGATTGCAGCATTGCCTGTCTTCGCCTTCGGAACAATCCCGGTCCCGACTACATTCCCGGCCAACTCTTCAATCGCGCGCGCCGCATACGGATTGTTGCGGATTAGATCGCGGCTCCGGTTGCGAAGCCAGATGAGCGATCCCATCAACTCGACGTTGGCGTCCGTCGAGGCGGCGTACCAGCCATGCGCGCGTCGCCCTGCCGTCGCTCCGTCGTAGCTGAACCGTTGCGCGTGCCGATCCAGATAGTCCTGGGTCAGTTCCAGCGCCACACGGCTCCGCACCCGTTGCAGCGCGCGCTGCGGCGCAACAATGCCGATGGCTTTGTCGAGAAAATTCATTCAGGTGTGATGCTGTTCGCCAGAAGCGGGTCGAACAGGCCGCAAGTCGCAGATTGGGCGGTTTTGGTATAGAGATTGGAGTGAGGTGGTTCGAGATGTCCTACGCGCTACCCGGATGAGAACTGCGGCCCGCGTCAGCCGATTCGGTTGCCTAACCGAACGGCCTACCGAAATAGGTGAGCACCCAAAGCGCGATTAGATAGACACTCAGCAGGGACTGAAAGCCTGAGGCCGTCCGCGCCCAGCCTACCGCCTTGAGGTCGTATTCACGACGCGTCAGCAACCGCAGCCAGCGCCCGAAGTTGATGTCGCGAAAGCCGATGTTGAAGGCCGACATCAGGCTGAAGAACATGGCAGCGCGCAGCACGCGCCACTCCTGCCGCAGCCAGAGGAAAGGAAGCTTCCACCATCTGGCGGCGCGAAGGGTGCGCGGTCGGATTTGTATTCCTTGAGTGTTCGATTTGCCTCGGGACCATCTGGTCCCGACAAGATAGATGCCGCCTTTCCCGTTCCGGTGCATGAAGACGGCATACACGATTGAGAAAAGCACCCACAACCACAGAACGATTCGTAAAGGCCGCCCCGGCGCAAAACCGTACTGGCAGGTCAGGTCGAAGGCGACGCGCTTGAACCATCGCTCGATTGGCGGGTCCAGATCCGCCTCGCGGCGATTCAGCGCATAGGTGATCGCTCGCTCCTGCTCTCTGTACCCAGCATCCTGGAACTGCTTGCGGAGTTGGTTTAGCGGGCCAGGGTTGGACTTGTAAGTCATCAGTTCCAGATGCTGCGCTGCTGCCAAGTACTCCGGCTTGGTTAGGCTACGGGGCTCGAATATCGCACCTCCTAAGTCGGCACCAATAACCCACGCGTCCGTTAAAATGGCCCCGGTAAGGTCGGAGTTGCTCAGGTCGGCACCCTTCAGGTTGGCGGAGCCAAGGGCCGTGGGGGCCAGAATTGCGCTGCTGAGGTTGGTCCCCTCCAGATCGGCCTCCTCCAGCATGTAATAGCTCAAGTCTGCCCCGTGAAGATTTGCGCCCTTCAGTGCTGATTCCCACCAGCTGTCCAACCCACGCTTGTGCTCGGGTGTCAGCAGCCAGAGCTTGTGCTGCTTCGAGATGTCATCGAGGTCCGCGCGTGACCTGACCTTGCGATCCCGGTCCGTCCATTTCCCGTCCCATGGCTGCTGTGCCAGTGTTGGGATAGTGGCGGAAAGGCAAAGCGAAATTAAGATTAATCGAGAGCCAACTCTTGTGCGCCGCTTCATCCTGCCCCGAAAAACGCATCGTCAAACCGACGATTATAGATCACAATTATCAACCCGGTAGATCGAGCCGAGCTTACCACCGGTCGTACAGCGATGGGCCACCCGGACCATCTCCGCGTTTGTGCTGCGCGAGTGTCGTGCGGCTCCCGCTCTTGCCGCTGGCCTGACGGATGTCCTCTTCGATCTCTGCCTTCGCTTTGCGGAGTTCGTCCACCGAGCGGTACGTCACCTCGCGCCCATCCGGGAACCGGACCCGCAACGTGGGATTCCCGAGGGCCTGGTTGATCGCGTCCAGATTCGCCTGCAACTGTAAAACCGTCAGAGCCATCTCATCTGCCTCCAAACCAATTGCGACGCGGTATCCATTGCTCCGCGCGCTCGAACGGCGCAGGGATGCGCACTTCGTTTTCCTGCGGCTCCGCTGGCTCTGGGGGCGGAACATTCACCGCGACCACCGACGGCGGAATCGTCTTCGCTCCCTTGCGCCGCGAGCCAGCCATCTTCGCGAAGCGGTCGCAGTGGACGCCCAGCTTCAAACCGCTGGCGTAGAGCGCCTGCAACGCGGCATAGGCATACACGCGGCAATCGAGGGCCTCGTTCCGCGCGGCAGGAGGCTTCCGCCATTCCTGCTTCGGATAGCCGTTGTGATAGCGCGTGAACTTCCGCTCGGCGGTGAGTTGATCGAAGTACTCCTGATCGCGCCCAATCGGGAAGTGGCAGTATCCCGGCCCGACCTCGCCGATCTTCAGCCGGTCATAAAGCGCCGTCTTCGCCGCATCCACGCCGACCATGAAGAAAGGCGTCTGGTTCTTCCGGCTCGGCTTGCGCGGCCAGATCGGAGACTCGCCCGCTCGTCCCTTCACCGCATACACGCGGCGCGCATAACGGTCGCGCGTGAACCGCAGCACCGTCGCATCCTTGAACCCGCAATCGATGCACGCGGCCACGATCCGCAGCGTCTGACCGGAGTCGTGCAGATGCTCTGCAAGGAGCAAGCCTTCGAGGTGATCCCATACCTCGTTGCGCATCACGTCGCCGGGGATCACATGGTGCGCAATCGACCAGGACTCCTCGTCGCGACCCCAGCCCACGATCTCGACTTCGAGGCGGTCGGCCTGCACATCGACGCCCGCCGTGATGAGCGCGACGCCGTCGGGCGCCTCCGCTTCAAATGGCTCGCAGCGGTTCCACAACGCCCGCGCGTCGGTGGGCGCTTCGTGGTTCTCTTCCCACAGTTCCGCAAGGACCGTGTTCATGAACGCCTTGAGCGTCTCGGGCGACTTCTTCGCCGCGACGAACTCGGTGGCAATCGAACCCCACGGGCGTTTCAGCGAGATCAACTGCGA